GTATCTGCCAGGTGTGCCGGTATTCTGAAAAAAATCGAGGAAGAAACAAAACAGGTCAACCGCAGGAATGAGAACCTCCTTCGGCTTGCCCAGGCATCAATAATTTAATTCACACAAACACACTAAAAAAATGAGTGCAACTAAATCACAACTGTACGAGCAGAGGAATAACCTGTTCAAGCAGATGGAGGACCTGATAAAAACCAGATCGACGGCTGATGGCCTGAGTGCTGAAGATCAGGCGACCTACGACAAAATGCTGTCCGATGAGAAAAAACTTCGCCAGCAAATCGAAAACATCAAAGCCCTTGACGAAATCCGGGGATTCTCCGATGGCGTGGAGGAAAGGGTTGCGGAGCAGCCGAAGGAAAAGCCGACGTATGAGCGGGCCTTCGTGAACTGGATCAAAGACGCGGACAGTTTGACTTACGAAGAAAGGGCTGTTTTGCATTCCGTAATGACCCAATACAGGGGAACTTCCACCCAGGTGGTCGGAACTCCCGGACTTGGCGGATACTTGGTCCCGGAAGAATGGGCCAATGATATCTACAAGATCATGTCCGTTTGGGGCGGGGTATTGCAGGTGTGCGATATCATCGACACCGCTTCCGGTGGGACCATGAATTTTCCCGCTTCCAATGATACTGAGGAAGCAGCAGTCGTTACCGAGGCCAATGCATCAGTTGTAGGCGATACTACCCTCACAAACATCACGCTATCCAGCTTCATGTACACGACCAAAATCATGAAAGTATCCATCCAGTTGCTCCGTGATTCGAAGTACGATGTTGCTCGGTTCATCCGTGAAACATTGGGTGAGCGCATGGGCAAAGGGACAAACAGGGACTTCACATCAGGAGTTGGTACCACGAAACCCTATGGTGTGGTCGTCCAATCCACCCAGGGGGCTACCCATTCGGCTATTTCCCGGGCCAAACTGGTTGGCCTGAAATATTCGGTGGCTGAGCCTTACCGGATGAACGGGACCTGGATGATGAACTCAACCAGTATGGGGCAGATTGTGGCCCTCACGCTTGGATCCGGCGATGACCGGCCGCTGTACATTCCTTCTCCCCGCGACGGCGAACCCGACCGTATTGAAGGCCGTCCGGTAGTCATTAACGAACATATGGACAGCGTTGATTCCGGCGGTGCCGACAAATACCCTGTACTGTACGGTGATTTCAAACAGTTCAAGGTCCGCAGGATCGGTGGCTTTGAAATCTTCCCTTTCAACGAATTGTACATGGCCTCTTTGGAAAAGGCATGGCTGGGATATGCCGCCTTTGATTCCAAGCTGTTCAATACGGCAGCCGTGAAACACCTGTTAACCACCTAAGAATGAAAGTTAGGTTTTTGGAAAGTTGCGCAGTTTCTCCGTTTGAAGTGTACCCGAAAGGGAGCGTTCACGATATCGAGCGGGAGACTGCGCAACGCCATATTGATTCCGGGGCGGCTGAAAAATACCAGGACGAGGAGGAAGCGGCCCATACAGCCATTGCCGACCTGTCCGAAGTAAAAAAAGCGGTTAAAAAACGGTCTTAAATGAACGTACTCATCACACCCCGCACGGATTTACCGCTCACCCTGGACGGAGTGAAGGACTATTTGCAGGAAACGGAAAGCGATAACGACGCTTTGATCAACCTGCTGATAGCCTCCGCGACCGACTGGATTGAGCGTAAGACCGGACGGATATTGATGAGCGCGACGTATGAGGAACAATTAACCGCATGGCCGGCCTGCAACCTGGTACGGTTTCGATGGAACCCGGTACAATCCGTTACTTCCGTAAAGTATGTGGATGCGAACGGGGACGATCAAACCGTAACCAGTACGAATTACGCCACATGGATCAGGAACGATATGATGGTTATCTCATTCAATGACGATTACACCATCCCTATCACCGGGACCAATCCTGTGAGTTGGAAAATACGCTATGTGGCCGGGTACACGCAACCCTATGCCATTCCTGGTCCAATAAAAGAAGCGATGCTTTTGAGGATCCGGAAGGCATACGATAAACGGGAGGATTCTGTTTATCCCGGCATGATGGCAAGTGATCACCTTTTAGAACCCTATATCATTTATCAATAACATGAAAACAATTCTTTTAATCCTATTCTGCATTGTTGGAGTGAGTGCATACGGCCAGGTGCCGATTGACTTGCACCAGAAACAGGCAACAACCACCGCAGATTCCACGCATATCACCCTGGTATCCGATCCTTCGACCGGGTATCCGTACAAAAGTACGATCGGTACGCTGTTCAAAAATCACACCGGGTATATCTACTACAAAACCGCCAACGCTGAGGAAGCGGATATCCCGCAAGGGACCTGGAAGATTTTTAAAAACACCGTTACGGACAGCGTGTTTCTGTACATCAACGATTCGACTACCATTTATAAAGTCATTCTAAGCAAGGTCGAGTAATGAAATACGTCCCAGAAATGATGGACAAAAAGGTGATCGTCCAACGCGCGACGGTTACGCGGGGCGACTTCGGTCAGGAGGTTTTGACCTTCGCAAATTGGAAAACCAGGTGGGCCGCTATGGACTACGCTTCGGGCGGTGAAAGGCTGGAAGCGGATAAGGAAACGGCAAACATGACGGTTTATTTCACCATGCGCGAAGTATCGGGGCTTACTGAGAAAGACCGGATCATGTACAATGGATATTACTTCAATATCCGGTCCATCATTCCAAACGGGAGGAAGCATTTTCAAACAATCGAAACGGAGTTCAGGCGGTAATGGTAGTGGGTAAAGCGATATACAACATTTTGTCTAATTACGCAGGGCTTACGGATTTGGTATCGACCCGGATTTATCCAGTCGTTGCCGGCCAACAGGCCGCGTACCCTTATGTCGTATTCGATATCCAGCGCACGGATCCGGTAAACCGGATGTCGGGCCGGGCCAGGATGAACCAAATCTACATTACCGTTACCGCATACGCTAAAAAGTACGATGAAGCTGCTAATGTAGCGGTACAGATTTCAAACGCATTGGACCGGGTAACTCCCGGGACATACAACGGAGTAGTAATTCAGGGAATCATTTTTGAGAACCAACAGGATGGCCTTCAGGATGAGGATGACGTTTATTTCATCCCTACTGAGTTCAAAGTCAACCTGACAACCGGCATCGCAGCATGAACCTTGATGTAAAGATCGATCAGGCAGAATTTAACCGGCTGCAGCGCAATTTCCTCAGAATCAAAAATGAGGAATTGGGAAAACCGAAGCTCAGGAAGATTTTTGTCAAGGCTGTAAAGCAGATGATATCTGCTATTAAATCCCGTACACCGGTTGGATTAACAGGGGCTTTGAAAAAAAGCATCGGCATTATCCCTTTTCTGGGGACTAAAACCGGTTCTGTCTTTGTCGGGGTTCGCAGGGATCGCACGACCAAGAAAACGACGACCTGGTATGGGAAGCTCCTTGAGTTCGGGACCAAGTTTATCCGAAAAGGCAAATTCACCTTTTTCGAACCTGGTGTAAAGGCATCGGTCCAGCAGGTAGCCGACGCGATCATTGCCGAACTGAGGAGAAATATCCAAAAGTATGGAAGGTAGGGTCGATGACAGCACGGTACTTGTGGAGATCACCAAAGCCTTCACAAAAAAGAATGGCCGGGTGGTCCAGCCTGATCCTATATGGGGAATATGGAGAGTAACGCATGAGCAGGCGGATTTGCTCGAAAGTATGGGAGTGGCGGTAAAATTGAATAGGCCCGGGAAATGCGTACACGCTGAACGGCACAGACGCAGAATGGAAATGAGAAAACTACAACAATGTTTATTAAAGTAACGGCAGAAGGCGTGAAAAACAGTTTTGGGCGGGGTATTCCGGTCGGGACTGTAATTGAGGCCACAGAACAGCGTGGACGTGAAATGATCCGCATGGATCTGGCAGAACTGATTGAGCATGATTACCGCACCATGTACCAAAATCAGGTCAACGCGATAAAGAATAAGGACACGATGCCGCCACCGACGGAACGAAAGCGATCCTGGTTTGGCCGGCTGATAGGCATTTAATTTAAAACACACTTAAAGAACAACCAATGGCAATTATCACTTCGAGCGCGGTTGCGATGAGCATAGGGGGTGAAGTACCCACCTGTCCGCAATCGGCTACTTTAAAAATGGCTACCGAACTGAAAGATCTTCAATGTTCGGCCTCAAACGGATGGAAACGGTCAGCGGCCGGGAACAAGTCCTGGGAGATGACGCTGAATTTCGTACTGGCAACGGACGGGGCATTAACCCTAACCGATATCCACACGGCCTGGAATGCGTCGGCAGTCATCGCGGTATCGTTTGCGATCACTGGTTCAATCACGGCATCCGGGGACGGCTGGATTACCAATGTGGACGTGAACGCGCCTGAAAACAATGATCCGGTAACGGTATCTGTAACCATCACCGGTGACGATGACCTCTCAATCGCTTAACCAATAAACACACAATGAGTAACAGGGTCGCAGAAATTGAACTGGATATCCAGGGAGAAAAAATCATGTTTCCGTTCCATTTTGGGATGGCTACAATCAGGCAGTTTGCAGTCCGGAAGGGCTGGGTGAGTTTGCCGTTTACCAAAATCCTGAACAACCTGATCGGGGAGGACGCATCCTTCATCGATCAGACGGATTTTTTTGTTTTCGCTATGAAAACCGGACTGACCTATACCCAAAGCAAAACGCCACCGGCACCGGAATCAGACGTGCAGGAAAACTTCGCAGGGATCATGAAGGCGGCAGCCGACACGATAGCTGCATACCTGACGGAATCGGCCGGGAAAGTTGAGAAGTCCGACGAGCCGGGAAAGGATTAACCCTGGATGACCTGTTTGCCTATTGTGTGGGGACGATCGGGATGAGCATACAGGAGTATAATGATTCAACTTATGGCGAAGTCCTTTGCGTCATGCATGGGTACAATAAGCGAATCGCTGATCAGTCCAGGGATGAATGGGAGCGCGCCAGGCATATCGCATTTTATGCGGTGGTCGCCCATGTCAAACCCGGATCTGTATCACGCCCATCCAGCTTAATACCGCTTCCCTGGGACAAGGACAATTCCAAAACAGCCTTCAATCCTGATGAGCAGGCTCAGGCGATGGCGAATGTCATGGGAGCATTGAAGATCCGCACGGAGAGAAAGCAAAGGGAGAGGGTAACGCAGCATTCAAAAAACGAAAAGAAAAAGCATGTCAAGCCTCGGTAATTTGTACTTCAAGATAGGAGCTGATGTAAAGGCCGCGACAACGGCTATCAACAGCGTCGAGCGACAGATTGCCGGGCTTTCAAAAAACTTTGGTTCATTAGGCAAGGTATTTTTTTCAGGGCTTTCAGCAGCCGGGATTTTGGAGCTTGGTAAACAGGCTTTAGTTGCTTCCTCTCAGTTTGAGAAGGCATTTTTAAAGATCAAAAACCTCACAGACAGCAGCACACAAGATATTGTCCGGTACAAGGCAGAGCTGTCTAAAATATCAAGTACGATAGGGGTTTCCTTGAATGATCTCGCAGATGGTCTTTATACGATTACATCAGCGGGTGCGTCCGGCTCCAGGGCAATTGAAACCCTGGGCATTGCATCAAAGGCGGCAGCGGTCGGAATGGGATCGGTGGAGGATGTATCAAAGGCATTAACCGCAACTATAAACGCATACGGGGAAGAAAATCTAAGCGCGGCAAAGGCGGCAGAAATCTTTTTCAAGACAACAAAATCAGGATCCCTTGACGTAAAGGAGTTGACCAACTCAATGTCCAATGTTACCCCATTGGCTGCGGCATTGGGAGTAAACCTTGAACAGGTAGGAGCGTTTTTAGCAACTGTTTCCCTAAAAGGAACTGCGGCAAGCGAGGCGGTAACTCAATTGGCCTCCATAATGAATGCCATCATAAATCCATCGACCGAGGCTAAAAAGGTGATGGATGCCATCGGGCTTTCAATGGATGAGCTTCAGGCGATGGTCAAAACCGATTTCCGGGGAGCCATGCTTGAACTTGAAAAGCGGTTTGAGGGGAGTGCCGAAGCAATGGCCAAATTCTTTGGAAGGAAGGAAGCGGTAATCGGGTTTTTGTCGGTTACCGGTGATGCAGCTAAAAAGTATGGGCAAATCCTTGCAGATAACACAAAGGACACCACATTACTTGAAGCTGCAACAAAGGATGCGCTCGATACGATTGAAGGTAGATGGAATAAAGCGGTCGCTGTATGGGGAAACGCTTTGAAGATACTGGGGGACATACTGGCTACTACGACATTGATTGCGGTCGAAAAAGTAAGTTATCTTGATGAGGCGGCTGGAATAGAAAAAGTAAACGAAGCAATTAGGCAGCAGCGCAGGGATGTTATCGCTCTGATTTCTGAAAAAAATAAACTTACCAATCGCTTCGCTTCCGGGAATACTTACGGAGTATTGGGCGCGCCAGGAGGCCCAACGGCTCAGGGATTGGTTAATCCATTGACAGGTCCTAAAATCGATGATACGCAAATCGATAAGTATTCAAAACTCCGCGCTGAGATTGATAAGCTATTCAGCACAAATGAAAAGGTTGGAAAAGGGACTAAAACCCTTAACTCCATAATCAGGGAACAAAATCAATTACTTGAATCATGGGATGCGTTTACTTCAAATCTTGTAAAGGAACAAGAGGAGTTAAACTTATTACTTCTCGATCAAAACGCTCTTTCAAAGGCCAATACTCAGGCTATTCTTGATAACGTCAAGGCAAAGCAGGCGCAAGCGTTGATTGATGCAAGACTTAATGCACAACAAAGAGATAAAACACGCGCTCCAATATCCGGTTTAGGGCCATCGGAAGGCGAATCCATCCCAGAAATTATTAAGGGATTAAGTAGTTCACAAATTGAAAGCCTGGGAAATATATTCCAAACTGAAGGAGTGGAGGCATATAAAGCAGCTCTGTCCGACGTAAACACAGGGATGGAGCAAACAAAGGAAATATTGACCGGAATTGGTACTCAGGCAGCGCAGGCATTTGCTGGATTGTCATTGTCGTTGATTGACGGATCATTAGCTTTTAAAGACTTAGGCCGGGCCGCATTAGACGCGGCTGATCAAATAGTGAAGGCCGCTTTGGCATCAGCTATTGCAGCCGCTATTACTGGTTCGTTGAAAAATCCAAATATATTGGTGGGCTTGGCATTAGCCGCAGTTGCAATATCAGTCGTTAAAAGGTTATTCAAAACCAATGTCCCAAAACTCGCAGGCGGCGGCCTCGCCTACCGTCCACAACTTGCCGTAGTCGGGGATAATCCCAACGCGGCATCCGATCCAGAGGTCATATCGCCATTGTCAAAACTCAATAGCCTTTTGGCAAACCAGATCAACAATTTGGCCGGCCTTTTGACCCGGTCATTCAATCAAAGCATCCAGGCCGTATTTGCACAACCCACAGCGATCACGCAGCCGACCAGTTTGGATTTCAGGGATCCGCTTGAAATAGTGGTCAAGGGTAAAATCGACGGCAGCGATATCCGGTTGGCCTATGACCGTGCAGCCTCCGTCCGTAACCGCCACCTACCTAAACCGAGATAATGGGATTAGTCGCACCTTATAAATCAACCGGGGTTCAGGCCACCTATACTGAGTTCTCCGTTGATATTATCGGATTTGGTACGACGACCAATATGAATCTTACCCGCAATGGGGTAACATTCAATCTGTCCGGTGAAGAAAATAACCCTCATACCCGGTTTACCGCCATGACAGCTGAAATGGAGGTAATAAATGACCGGGATGCTGTTACTGATTTTATAGGGTCGATGGCCAGCCATGCCACCGAAGAATATTACGCAAAGATCAGCATCAATGGCACTTTAAAATATATCGGCATAGTTACCGCAGA